GAAGTAGTAGACTACAATCAAGCATTTTAGAGGAGAGAGTAATGATTAAAGAATTATCTATCAAGGCTTTTCAAAAAAAGCACAAGGAATCAGACATCATGGGTGTGATTCGCACTCTGTATCCAAATGCTCAAGTCACTCTTCCTAAGGGAAGAAAGAAGTAATGTCACAAGGTTCGACATTAGGTCAAGCAAAGTATGCCAGAACAATGTCTGGTAGCATGCCTAGCGAGATTGTATATACTAGTATCAAAAAGGAAAAGAAGATGGGTTGGCTTAAAAGAAAGTTCGCAGCATGGTCCCGCGAAGCCTGGGAAAATAGTCATGGTGAAAGTGTTTTGGTACGAGCGGCTGATACTCCTTCTCCCAAAACGAGTGTACGCTTTGCTATCTATCCTGCTTCGGGCGGATGGATCATTGAACATAGCAGGAATGAACGCTATAATGACACTGCTGGTCCTAATCTGACTATCATCACTGACTTTGATGATTTGGGGAAGACCGTCGAACACATTATCACTTTGGAAGCGTTGCGCTCTTAATGGCTAAAGAGAAACTATCAGCAGACGAAAAGTTCACAGGTCAAGACTTTGACTTGTTCGACGCCCTAACGGCTATTGACAAAAAGGACTACTCGTATTATGATAGATTAACTCCTGAACAGCAAAAGAAGTTTGTGCCGTTCATGATGCTTCATTGGATTAGTGCAGTCAAAGCTAGTTCAGACGTTCAGTCTTACTATCTTCAAAGCACTGAATACCACGCTAACAAGTATCTGTTCAATGAGAATGTTCAGAAGCATCCTAAGCTTCAATGGCTTATGTTGTGTGCTGCAAGCCCGGGCTTGGGTAAACAGTTTCATCAGTGGATTCCGCATATCAGAGAACGTGTAACTCGCTTGCTTGATAGTCCAAAGCAAAAAGAAATCAAGGAATACTTCAAGAAGATATATCCTAAAACTGGTGACGGTGATCTAACCCTTCTTAGTGAGGTGTATGTTGACAATCATAAGAAAAAGATGTATCTTGCTAAGAAGTTCCCCGAATTAAAATTTGATGAGATTGAATTGTTAAGTGACCTTACTACAGACGAAGATATTAAACAGTATGAAGAAGACTGGGGCAATTAAGTCCACAGAATTTAGCTGCGAGTTTTGCAGTAGATCGTTTCAACGTGAGACAACCATGATGAAGCATCTTTGCGAGAATAAGCGCCGATGGCAGGATAAAGACTTGCCTGGCAACCGTATCGGTTTTCAGTCTTGGCTTCGTTTCTATGCAAAGAATACTGCAACTAAAAAGCAGAAGACATACCTAGACTTTAGTAAGTCTGCGTATTATATTGCATTCGTGAAGTTCGGTCATTATTGTGTTAGCATTCATTGTTTGAATGTTAACCGTTATGCTGATTGGTTGCTTAAGAACAATGTGAAGATTGATAGCTGGTGCAGTGATACAAACTACACCAAGTTTCTCATTCAGTATCTAAAGGATGAAGACCCAATGGATGCTGTTGCTCGTAGCATTGAGAATACTATTGAACTTGCAAAGACAGCGGGAATCGAAACGAAAGACTGCCTACGCTATGCAAATCGAAACAGGATAGTATACGCAATCACTGCTGGAAAGATCAGTCCTTGGATGTTGTATCATAGTGACAGCGGCATCAAGCTAATTGAAGATTTAGATGAGTCGCAACAGAAGATGATTATAGACTATATCAACCCTGAACAGTGGGCTATCAAGTTCAAGCGCAACGTGGGCATTGCTACACAAGTAAAGGATTTGCTCAAGCAGGCTGGCTATTAATGTCACTGTTCCCGTATACTGTTCTTCTTTCAGATCCTTCTAATCCGGAAGAGATTGAGGAATGGGCTAGAAAACTACCTGATTTTGTTGGTGTAACAGTAACAGACGTATCAGACGTTTCACTGAGCTTTGATACGATTTATGCCTATCTCTTTGAGACACAGGAAAGCGTGTCCTGGTTTAAGTTGAGGTGGATGTGAATCGTTACTTTCATATGAATCCAAAACAGTTTGATCTTTGGCAAGACATGCTTATTGAAGAAGCATATGACTGGAAGCAGATTGGTATATCCAATGATTACTGTAACAAGATATCAGTCCCCAAGTGTGGTTTGAAATTACTAAATTGGCCAGACAAATCATTTGAAGTAACTGACGAAAAAAAGTATGTGTTCTTTCTACTGAGGTATATGTGAATAACTATGACTCAAAAAATGGTTGGGAATTAACTAAACCGGGTTGGTACGAAGTTCATATATATGAACACAATCCGGCTAAAAGCATTAAACGTCATGCAGAGATGGTTGACTGGATTCGTGATCACATAGGTAAATGTGAACATCACTGTAGATGGTACTACGGTGGCAATGATCTACACTATAAGTTTAGATATGAAAGGGATTTTATATGGTTCAGACTTCTTTGGGGATAAGACCCTATCAAGATGAAATCATTGATGTGGTGCCTCAGACACAGAAGATCAAAAAGAAGATTGCTGTGGATGGTGTCTGGGAAGACAGACTATTCATTCGAATCCCCGTTGGCCCAGAACGTATGGGTCCCGGAGACCTAGAGAAATGGTGCCTCGAAAGATTAGGCAAACCCAAGTACCTAGGAGAGTGGTTCAAAGTTCCCGGCTATATCATACTTGATGAAAAGACCTATGTTTTTTGGAAGCTATGTGAATGAATGAACTCACTGAAGGTGAAGGTTATTTGTTCCTTGAAAATGCGGTTCCTGCTAACCTAATAGATAGCATCAATTCTAAACTGGATAAACTCTATCCGATACGGGCAATTGACGCTGGTAAAGTATATGCAGAACGCGGTGACATTTATGATTTAGATAATGACATCAGTATTTGGTGGAGCCAGTCACTTATGGATTGGTTCGAAATCAAAGCTATCAACAATATCTTATTCCCGAGGGTAAGCGAAGAACTAAACAACGCACACTTCTACTATAGTGACATTGTAACCATCAACGGTGACAGTAAGTTGGTTAACCCGCACGTTGACACTCCTCATAGATTCAAGCAATGGAATACTGATACTAGATTGCTAGGAGTTCAGTGTATCGTTGCACTGCAAGACATGACGCCTGACATGGGTTCTACTGGATTTGTACCAAACAGTCATGAACCTGATTGGGATATAGACCTGTGTTATAATAGTGCATATAACAAGTATTTTTGGGATTTTTATGAGCAGTTAACCATGCCTAAGGGCAGTGTGCTGATGTACAATTGCAGATTGCTTCACAGCAGTATGCCAAATTATTTACCCGAACCGAGACCTGCACTATTGCTTAATTACCTAGATGGTGCTATAGTTGAAGATGTAAAGAAGATAGATAACATTTGGAGTTCTAATGGCTAATCACGTAATGATCGATATGGAAACGCTTGACACCGCACCGTCAACTGTGATCCTCACAATTGGTGCAGTGTTGTTCGATCCACGCGGTGTGGGTATGATTGACCGCATTGAACTTCGTCCTACTATGGACGAGCAGACCGATGACTATGGTCGTAGCATCAGCGATGACACCCTCCGTTGGTGGAGCGAACAAAGTCCTTCTGCTATTGAAGAAGCGATGGGCGATCAGAATCGTATTCCTTACAGGGACTGCATGGAGCAGCTTTACAAGTTCTGCTGGAATCGTGCTGACAAGGTTTGGAGCAACGGTTCTGTCTTCGATATCATGGTTGCTGAAAATTCTTTCCGCGAATTGGAAATTAAGAATCCTTGGCAGTTTTGGAATATTCGTGACTGTCGTACTATCTATGAAATTGCAGGAGTCTCGCTGAAGGATGGCGGACATGTGACTTCACACAAAGCACTCGAAGACGCCGAACGTCAGGCAATTGTTGTGCAGAAGGCTTATCAGAAACTCATTTCAGCAGGCTTCACTCATCTTCGATGAAAATCCCAATTGAGTTTGAGGACTTTGATCCTGATGATCCTGACATTGAGTTTCGTAAGAATCGTTGGGGCTATTGGAAAGTCCTCAGAGATATTCGTTCAGAGTATCTAACCAACGTTGATGCATTGCAAGGTCAGTTTGATACTGATGATTTCCTCGCATATGTAGAACGTAACTACGGACTCAAGATGCACATTGTTGATGGAAGAATTACCGATAAGTTTGAAATCATTGACGAAAAGTTATATACTTACTTTATATTGAAATGGATGTAGATGAGAATTGATTCTGATATCGATATCGACTTGGGAGACCGTGACAAACTGTTAACGGTCATCAAGCATATCCCTGCATCTATGCGTAATGTCAATCCAATTCGTAAGCATCCAACTGGCGTGTATATCACTGACATACCCTACGATCCTATCAACGATATGTCTTCTCTGCACTATGCAGAAGCAGAAGACAGAGGATATTTCAAGTTAGACTTACTCAACGTACATGTCTACAATCAGGTACAGGATGAGGCGCATCTTCTACGATTGATGCAAGACCCAGATTGGTCAGTGCTGAGAGATAAAGCAACTGTAGAAAAACTTATTCACTTGGGCAACTCGTATGATCTAATGCGTAGGATGCCTGAACCCATTGATAGTATCCCTCGTCTTGCAATGTTTCTTGCAGCGATTCGTCCTGCAAAACGTCATCTGCTTGGTAAGAAGTGGAAAGAGATTAACGAGACTGTGTGGGATAAGGATCAGTCTGGATACAGCTTCAAGCGTAGTCACGCTGTAGCTTATGCACAATTGGTTGTCGTGCATATGAACCTTTTAAAAGAGAACGCCGATGGAAATAGTTAAATGGCTAGGAACGGCAGGCGTTATCATCGCAACTATTCTTCGTGCGTTCGGTTATCACGTTGAAGACATGATCATTGGGTTTATTGGAACTGCACTGTGGGCATATGCTTCATACAAAGATAGAGATATGGCATTGCTAACCTGCAATGTGTTTATTCTCGCAGTGTTAATTTACGGAATTGTGAAAGGATTTGGGGCGTGAAAATCATCCACGTTAACCGACAACATATTGCTATGAACGCAAAGGATGGTAAGAATCGTCCTGTCTATACAATCAAAGACAAAGGTAAAACTTTGTATGCTCGTGAAGTCATCATCAATGGCCCTAGCAAACTAGTGTACAACGGCAGTCAGTTAACTTGCGGCGCCCGAGCATGGATAGAAACTGATAGCGATATCGAACTAATTGATCAAATGACTTTTAAAGAGGCTAG